TTTTGAACAATTGTTTTTACACCTTCTTATTTATTTTCTACAAAATGTTGTAGAATAACCAATTTTGAACATGTGAACCATTAAATCAATTAACAGACATGTTATTATTTTGAAATGAACCAAAATATTACATTAAATTGCCTACCACTTGACTCTGTAACAAGACTGATAGTGCATCGGAACAATCAATGATGTTTTATAATAGGATATATACCAAGAGTAGGTTAAAGTCTTTTTAGATTTGCCGCCTCCTACTGCCGTTTTCGACGGCACGTTGTCTATGTGTATTCTACAATCTGTAATCAATATTTAAATTTTTATGAAGTGATTTATCATTAGGATATTTAAATTTGAATGTTATAGCAAACAGAACCGGAGGTTTCCTAACCCATTTTAATGTGCGATAATAATATTATGTTATGTCGAGATATTGACTAACAAAAAACTCCCGTCAAAGGCTAGATCCTTGCGTGTGTGTAGCGAGCACATTTAAAAGAGCTTTATAGCTAGCTAAAACCCTAATAGAACCATGAATTACAATATTTTAAGCCACCGTTCGATTAACCACAGCACATGTACCCTAAACACTTCTTTTACCTCAACTCAAGATTTCAATCTTTATCATGCCATTTGGCATGCATATTTGATTCCATCTTTAACAGCTATTAGAAGTTATAATTTTGTATCCGATTTAAGACCTATTAATTTAGGCATTCGTAAATATCCCCTTTCGATACAGATGGCCATGCGCCATCAAAACCATTTTAGACCCTATAGTGATATTAATAATCCTACTTGTATTTACTCTACCCCAGTTTTGCAATATTTACTCGTGACAACCGATGATAGACCTTGTTTACCTATATCAAAGTTCAGAGGAGATCATAGCGATAAACTGTATACACCATCTACTATACTAACACCTCGCCAACAGATGTTTGATAGGTTGGCACCAGTGCCTACTACTAACATGGTTCATGACATCATGCCTCGTTGGTATGATCCTCATGAAGGAGCCATGGTGTGGTCATTTATCTTAAAAGATATGGCAAACCGTGCTCCATT